CATGGCATCCCCGAACCTTTAGGAATGTAGCCGAAATGTTACATTTGTCAGTATATCATATATATAGGAAGTAATCCAGTTCTTTTTTTCTGTACTATTCCTCATAAATAAATCCGTTGTCTGTAAGGTATATGTATCCGTATGGTTCCGCTATGCATCCATCCGTATCCAGTTTCCCATATACGGCACAAGCATAATATGAGCCGGCATGAACTATCCCGGTGCCATCTCCACATTTAATTACGAACCATCTGTATCCGCTGTTCCTCACAACCTCTTCGGCGAACGCTCTGTACTCCTCCTCTGATATTCCCTTTAAGGTGTCTTTGTCAACCTCAATGTATGCCATCAAGCTATCGCCTACTATTTTGGATTGCAACTCTGCATCAATCAGTGGATTCCCTGTTTCATTTTTCCCCGGTATGATAACGCTTTCCGGAACTTCCTGCGCACTTTCTTGAGTTTTTGAATCGCTTTCCTGGGTTTTGCATACATTTTCTTCGATTTTGATAACATTTTTTGTATTTTCCTGCGTGATTCCATATTTCTGCGCTATCATCTGTTTTCTTTTTTCGGCACTATTCTTGCTTATAGCAAAGGCGGCACATACAAGTACCGCCACAATTACAAGAACCGCCATTGCTCTTGCTTTCTTCATTCTCTCTGCTCCTTTTAAGCTAATATTTTGTAATTTTGGATATGTGATACCCGGAACAAACACGTTTTGCATACTCCATAATCATCTGTCAAGAAGTAATAGTTCTTCGGCAAATACAGGTTCGGGTCGTTCCGATATCGTTCATCTCCCGATTTTCTTAAATATCCCTCGTATTCTGATCCGTCGAATAGTCTGACCTTTATTCTTCGTCCCAGGTTTTCTTCCAGTGCCTTTCTATTCATCCTGCGCCTCCTGTATTGTTTCTCCTCTGGCATACGCATTGAAAGCATCCTCAAGCCCTATTTTTTCTATCACAACCATCAGACCATATGTAAGTTTTACTAAATCGAACGCTTTTATATTCAACAGTTCTACGCTTAAATCGTCACTGCCGTTTTTCAGGTCTACACAGCATCCTTGCTGAATTTCTTTCGTGCTCCCATCGTCATACGTTACCGTAATCCCTGCAACTTCCTTGTCTTTTTCCTTGATTGTATAATCGTCCATCGTTATTCCTCCTGCCTATTTATCCTTTTATTTTTTTCGGTAAACTTTTTTCCTACGCTCCCTGCCTCTCTTGCACTTTATCGGGCAATCAGGCATTCGCCTTTTGTCAGCCTCCCCGGTATCTAGCCGAACTTCACTTCCGGTTATATAGCATCCAGCAAATTCTACATCCGCCATTGGAGCCGTCCAAAAAGGACACCATGTGCATGATTCAGGCAGATGCTCCGCCTTAATTTTGAAACCGAATTTTTCATAATTTGCAAGCATTGATATTTCTCCTCATAATTCTAATTGAACGGTAAGCCGGTATCATCATCTGGGACGCTCATAAAACCATCGCCATTCGGAGTTGGCATCTGACCGGTTCCCTGTGCTTCGCTACTTCCTTTGCTCTCTGCGAACTCCTGCTCCTCCACTGTTATTTCAGTGGTATATATTTTCTGACCATCCTTGTTTGTATAACTTCCTGTTGTGATTCTTCCAGAAATAACAACTTTTGTTCCTTTTCTGAAATACTTCTCGGCAAACTCCGCCTGTTTTCCAAACACTACGCAAGGGATGAAATCTGCTGTTTGTTCTCCCTCTCTTTTGAATTTTCTGTCTACCGCAATAGTGTATCTTGCTACTGCTGTATTGTTCCCCTGCGAATATCTAACTTCCGGGTCGCGCGTAAGGCGGCCTATCTCGATTGCTTTATTCATTTTTAGCCTCTCTTTCTTTTACCAGCAACTAACTGATGCACCATATTTCCGAGCCAGCTTGCGGCTATAACCTTTAGTACCCCCGATTGTAATATAGGCTGTTCTTCTGCTGTTCATCTTTACATCTACAGGACTACCGCAAGTAAAGCATTTATAAGTAAATTCCGCAGTATTCATATTTGTCATGTACTTAAATTCATTGCCACACTTGCATTTCGTATAAAGCGGTTTAAGGTTTACCAGTTCCGTTTCTTTGCCACATTCACATTTATAGGACTTGATTTTTTCTTTTGCACAGAATCCTTTTTCCTTTCCGCATTTATCGCATTTGATATACAGGAACCCTTTGTATCCGTCAGGATGTTCCATATCCTGCGGCTCTTCGGTTTTCTCTGGTTCTTTCTTCCATCCAGTACCAAACAGGCTGTCATTCCGGCTGTGAGGCTTTTCCTGCATTCTTTTCACAAATTCTTGTGCTGTGATACTTTCCTTGATTTCCTCTTCCTTTTCAGCTTTGATACCAGTATTATCCTCAACACCGTCAATCGCTTTGATTTTATTATGGAATCTCATGGCGTTATTAAGAAGTGACATTGTATCCGCATCGTCCATCTGAAATGTATTTTCTCCATATCCACTAATAATTTTAACTTCCATCTTTTTTCTCCTTACTGTCTGTTTTTCTGCAAATCGTAAATAATTCCATTTACCGTATCAACCCACCGTTCCAGTTCTTTCCAGTCTTTCTGTTCCCCTGCAAAAGGTCCAAGGAGCAGTAGCCTCTCAGATGCAGATAATCCACTCGACTTAAACTTCTTTTCATTTTTCAGCAAATACTCTTCACATTTTCTGTAAGTCTCCTCATCAAATGGCTTTCTTTCATGCTCATATGCACTGTATTCAGCCGGACTGCAACCGGCAATCTTTGACATTTCCATCATCGATATTTTTGCGTCTTTCCGTAATGCTGCTATGTACCCTGCGTACATTCTTTTTCGGCTGTTCAGATTCTGGATTCTGAATCTTTCCTGCATGGCTTTTGTTTCTGTAACCTTAATCAGTTGCCGTACTTCGCATTTCTCATTCTCGCAATCATGTACAAAGCCGCTTTTTCCGTTTTCTCCATCCCAAAACCCGACAACGTGTTTGGTCGGTTCATTGCATCTTTCACATTTTGTATTTAACAGCATTTCCTAGTCCTCCCTCGGCTTATTCAAAACATCCAGATGCTTTATCAAGCATTGCACGCATCCTATCTGCTGAAATCCTGGTTTGCATACCATTTCCACCGGTATAGGGCAACTATGAGCATTTGAGATAATGTATTCTGCAAGAGCTTTTTCTCCGGCTTTCGCCTTTTTCAATCTCTTGTCCGCCGCATCCAGGCGATTATCTACATGACCTATGAAATCTACCATTATCCGCATGGTTTCTTTGCAATATTCTTCGTTGATTCGGTATTCCTCATGTGTGAAATCATGCAGGAATAGGTCTATTCGCCGTTTCAACTCATTTTTATTTTTTATATCCATCTTTTCTGTGCCTCCTGTATTTTACAGAACACTTGCGGCAGCAATATTTCTTTCCTGGAATATCCGTCTGAAATATCTTCCTGCAATACAAGCACTTTCTTTCCTCCATCTTCTAGCCTCCACTCATATCGAATAGGTCAAATAACGTAAGCTGTCCGGTATGCAGTACCTTTTCTTTGGGAATCTCTTTCAGGTATTCCTCAATCTGTTTGCGACAATATTTAAAACTGTCCTGGTATCTTTCCGGGCGTTCGTGCCGCCTCATTCCGACATAATCATTCCCATTGATAAAACTCTGCAATCCTGTAATATATCCCATGACCGCACCGATATGGCACTGTTCTTTTTGCCTTTCGTTCAACTTCCCAAGATTCTGCATGATAAAAATATAATTTTCATCTGCCTTATAAACCAAGAGAGAGCTTTTAGCATTTTCCCTGATTTCATCCATCCTCGCCATATAATAATTGTCTACCTGCGGCGGTGTTTCTCTGAAATATTCTTTCGGGTAGTCCTTTTCTTCCAACTCCTCCTGGCACTTCCGCTTGTCATATATGATATGGTTCCGCACAATGTTCATGTTGAAGCCATCTTCATATAATGGGTCGCTGCCTCCATGCGTGTTGAGATATTCCCATCTTTGAAAATCTTTCTGCAAATTTTCCTGCAATTCCTCTGCTCTCGTCCTTTTCTTCGCCATTCTGCGCCTCTTTTCTATCCCCTCCCCGGCATCCATGGGTGCCGGGATGAGAAGATTGATAGATTTCTATGCAATGGTACAAGCCGGAGCGCAGCGATTAGCCCAGCTCGCGTGGCCGTAGTTGACGTTACCACCGGAGTTCACATACCACGTAGAGTACGAGTTGCCCCGACGAGCCGAGCGGGTCCAGTGTCGGCAGGTGTTGCCCTCCTCTGTGAATTTCACTCTGTTCGCCTTATTTTCATAAAATTCGTATGGTGTTTCCTCCGGGTCGAACTCCTCTTTTGAGAGTAGGAAAAACAAATCTTCTGTCTGTTCTCCATTGCTGTTGTTTTTCTTCACTTTTGCCAGGTAAGGAATGAGGTCTGCAAATCTTTCTTTGAACTCATCACTCTGTAAATATTCTCTCAGCTCGGAATCCGCCCATACATTACTGCCGTAATCTCCTTTTGTATCGAACTCTCTCGCCTCAATCGCTACATGAGCCTGGATTGTCATGCTATGGTCAAGCGTTTTGTCCGCAAGTTCCTCCACATCAAAGCCGATAACATCGTATGGAACCTCTTTTCCGTCAAACATAATCCAGATTGTATCTCCAACCGAAACATGGTTCTGGATTTCTCCGTTTCTGATAAGTGCTCTTAATTCATCCAGCGTAAATGTTTTCTTGTATTTATGTGTGATGTTCAGCTCTTTTCCGGTATCTTTTGACTTTTCATGCTCCTGGTCCGAATCCACACCAGGCATGGCGCAGTTGCAAAATGGATGCAACGGTTCTGCGCATACTGCCTCTGCTAATTTCTGTGCCGTTTCGTTTACTCTTCCTGCCGCAAATTCCAGAAACGCATCTCTTTCCCTCTTGATAAACTTCTTGCTGCCTACTGCCTCCATACGGAATCCGTATGCACTTAATCTGATTGAATTGATACTCATTCTTTTTGTCCTCCTGTTATTCGATATGTTTTGTTTCTCCTGCAAAGCAATTTCCGCAGAACCGGTATATGCCTTTCTCCACCCTTTCAAAAGTCGGGAAAGTGTCACGCTCCGTTCCCATCTCATCGTCCATCACTCTGCTGTATGGCGCACCCACCTGCAAGTATCCATCTCTGTATATTCTTGGTGTTGTGACATCCATAAAATATATGAATACGCTTTCATCCACCAGGTCACCCGGTTTCGCATAATCATACCAGCTATATTGGCAATTACCGTTTGCCTCTCTTTCCCAGTCTTTCATGGTCTTGAGCTTTCTCCGATGCATTTTCAGCCGCCTTTCTGTATTCACTTACTATGTAGCTGTCCGCATGGAATCCGTTCAGGATATTAACTGCCTGTAATTCCGTTATTCCGCATCGGTTCTGTAACTCAATTCTTAATTCTCTTCGCTCCCTTATGTCCTGCCCTGCTGTGTCCGGCAGAGCTTTTGCACGTTTCCGGTATTCTTCTACAATCGCCCTTGTCAAAAGTTCTGCCATACCTCTGTTACCTCCTATACGCCCGAAGCAGACGTTTTCTGTAATTCTGTGATAACTTCTTTCAAAGCATATTTGCCATTCGTTGTAAGCTGCCTCTGCCAGCATCCATTCTTCGGTGACCATCTGAAACCATGTTTTTTTACAATATCCCTTGTTTCTTCATCCGGTTTTCCATCAAAGAAAAGCTGTAATCTCATAAGGTCTGTATTTTCTACCACTTTGAAGAAATCGTTCTCTGTTTCCTTAGTTCCTGCCTCTTTTGCCTTTTTCAGTCTTTCCAGTCTTGCCTTGGTATTTTTGATTTTTGCATTATTGTTTGAAAGCTGATACCCTGCGAATGGTGCATCGCTCAAATGCCAACTTTCTGACATAGCCTTTTTCAATTCTTCCTGCTGTGAAACGGAAAGTTCCGGACATCCCTCGACTGTTTTGTGCTTTCTCCAATATGCATTGACCGCTTTCATTCTGTCCTGAAGCTCTGTAAGGCTTTCCAGCTTTTCCTCCAACATCTCAATGGCCTGTGCGTCCCCGGATAAAATCGGCTGGTTCATTGTGAGCAGATTTGTAATCTTCTTTGCATAGGATTCCAGGCTGTTCCACTCCTGCATGAGTGAATCCCTGCGGCTGTTCTGCTTGTTCTTTTTCTTAACCGGGAAGTTACCGGCTCCAGAAATCAGAACTGACGGACAGCTTGCTTCGTTTCTGTAGTAGGAATTGTAGTATTCCGCCAGCTTTTTGCTGTATCTCCCTGCCATTCTCTCTGCCTTTTCAGCAAGGTTCGGTCTCTTCTGTTTGATTTTCTCAACAACCGCATAGACACTCTCCACTCGCTTGCGGTATTCCTCTGTTGCGCTGCCCTGCTTATAATCACTCATTGAATTGGCATCGTTGGCGGCTCTTGCCATATCCTCGCTGATTGTATAGAACTGAATCTCCATTATTCGTCCTCCTCCATTTTTAAGATTGTTCTGTGCTCATATTTCATCGTTGCCTGTGAATCTTTGAACTTTGAAAGCTCCCAATCTGAATTGTAAGGATGGAAGTTAAGGTATCCATCACTGCCAACTGATATGCTCGCTGACATTTCCTCGCCATTCCCTTTTAATGCCTCCTGAATTGCTTTCAGGTGCGGATATACTGCTTTGCATAATTCCTCGAACTGTTTCTCTGTCATTTCAATTTTTTCTTTGCTCATTTTTGTGAGTTCCTTTCTTATTCTGCTGTTGCGTGGAAGAACATTCTTTCCACTTCCTCTGCTCCCTCTTCCGCATCCATGATACCGGCTGCCATCTCATTCAGGATTGAGCCAACATACAATGCCTGTAATGCTTTTCCTGTCTGAATCAAAATCATCTGTACGCCGTTGTTTTCCTTGGCTGTAGCGGTTGCCCCTGTTCCATATAACCTGTTTTCGACTGCATTCATAAGCTCTTTGAATAATCCCATCTTCATGCCTCCTTGTGTTGTAACTCACTATATTGAGTTGTTTGAGTATATACTAACACGTAGTAGGTAGGTGTCAATACCTTTATTAACAAAATCTCAATTTTTTGAGTTTACTTTTCAGGTGGTACTATTTCGAGAGAATATCCCATAGAATTTATGACGTGCTCAATAATTATGAATCTTGCAGAATCATCCTCTGTATCAGCCGCTATATCTTCCAGCTTTGTTATATCCGGCTTTCCATCCTGCGTCAGTTTAATTTCAAAACCAAGACCGTCCGCAATTTTTTTGATTGTTCCATAGGTTGGTGATACTCCCACATTCAGTTTGTACCACAGATTCTGCCTGGTCCATCCGATACGTTTTGCCGCCTCCTCGTATGTGATACCATTATCGAGCATATACTGCTTGAATTTTTCTATAATATCCACTGCCTACACCTCCACAAAATTGAATTTTGGATGTTTCTTTCGCTCCTCGCATTTCTGGAACCACTCCTGCACCTTTTCTGCACAGAAATCTTTCCCGGCTGTATATTTCCCACTCGAAAAAATAATGCCACTTTCACTGTCAATTTCGTGAATCCAGTACACATATCCCCCATAATTCGGTCGTACTGAAATTTCATACCACTTTCCGAATCTATCGGTCGGAAATGTCAAGAAATCGCATCCCGGCTTTTTGGTGTAGTCAAGCTGCATCTGGTCGAATATCCAATCTGCCAATTCGTCCAGATTTTCAAACGTCTTGTCGAACGCTTTCTGGTTATAATCGTTATAATACTTTACGATTTTTGCTGTTATCATTACGCACATTCCTCCTGGTATTTATATTTTATGCCCTGCATATTCTCTTCCCATTTGGCAGACTCAGGCGTTAATTTTACGAACTGTTCTACAATCTCTAACAGTTCATCTTCGTCCAGTTCCACCATCGGGCAGCCGTATTTGCTTTCCAACTCTTCCTGCTCCTCATCCAGGAACAGATAGTCCTCTCTCAATGGCGGCGGCTCTTCATCATCCCACTGGCTCCGCCTGCGTGGTGGGTTTTCAAATTCTTCTCGCCTGCGCTCCCAGTATTCGTCCTCATCCGGTATATTCCACACTTTAGTCCTCCTTGAGATTCCCCAGGATTTCATCTGCCCTTTGCATAATCTCTGCAAATTTATTGTTTGCCTCTTCCATCTCCTGGCGTTTTTTCTCTCTTGCCTTGTAAAATTCTTCATTTTTCAGCTCATCTTCCCACCCATTTATGAACTGTCGAACCTCCCGGACATTATTAAACCCGCATTCGTTTTCATAGTCATTTCTGGCTGTGAAGATAACGTATTTCTTTTCCCTGCGCTTATCATCAATGGCAACTCCGAAATACAACTCATCTCTCTGCTCCTCATCAAGAGGCTCGAATCTTACATCATCATAAAGTGGACCGACCATCGGGCAATTATTTTTGAACCACACCCGGTAGTTATCCAGTATGTAATCGCTTGTGATACCTTTCAGAATCCCCCAGATTTTCGCCAATCTTCCTGCAAGTGCCTTATCATCGCAAAACCAGTCATACCAGCCTGCCTCAATCTGTGTTTCTCTGTCTTTCGCAAGGAAATCTCCCTTGCGGTATCTCTCGCAAAACTGTCTTAATGTCATATCTGCCATAGCTGTTCCTCCTATTGTTCATCGTTTGTGCTCATCGCCTTGTGCTCCACTCTCCGGCGTTCAGACCTTGCTTTCTTTTTCAAGTTCCTTTTCCATCTTTTGATTGTCTGTGCTTTTGTATGATTCCGAGAAAAATCGTAATCATCCAGAATGTATCTCCCTCCGCTTTCTCTTTCTCCGTATGCGTGCATCTTTCTCCGGCTCACGCTTCTGCCCTCCCTCCATTCTGTATCTGCCTCTTAATCGAGGCAGACTTCCTGTGAAATTGTGTACTGTTCTTTTAATTTATCGAACGCTTTATTGGTTACTCGGTATTCGTTCCAGCCTACCCGGTAATGCCCCGGTGTGCAGAAATCCTTATCCGTATATTTTTTCAGGAATGTAATTCCCCGGCCTTTGATTTCCAGTGGCGTATCAATAAACCAATGACCGCCATAATATCCCCGGCTCGCCTCCATCTGGCAATCAGGCTTTGCGCCTCCCATCTCCGGCGTATACTGATACACCCCAGGTTCGGTTGCCTCCTGCGACTCCTGCTTTTCTGGCTGTGTCAGCTCCAGGCGTTTTCCTCTGCCAATCCTGCGAAGAGTGTACATCTCTTTTTCAGAAATATATCCTTTCTGAAAAAGCTGTTCTACGCTTTCAAGATAGAAATTGCAGGATTCTAAAGAATCGCAAATCTCAAATAACTGAATCAGATTGTTATAACCGTTGCTATGTTGTACCGGAAACTGGATAATCTGTGCTGCCATGATTTTGACCTCCTACTCACTTTTGTGTGTTTCATAACTCGTTCTTATGAGTTTAATATAACACGTAGTAGGTAGGTGTCAATACCTTTATTTACAAAAAGCTCAAAAAATGAGTTTTATTTCTTTTCCTTGCTTTCCTCTGGATTTTTCTTCGGTCTGCCTCCAAGTTTTCCTCTTTCCTGCTGTTTCCGGCAGTATTCTTTTCTTGCCTCGGTTTCCATATCCATTTTTGTCCGAATGAATATAAATGCCATATCCGCCGCCGCACTCAAGTCTTTTGGTTCTTCGCCCCTCCATCTGTAAATCATAAGCGCTTTGAAGAGTGTCCCCATATCTCTATCGCTCAACGTCATTACCGGCTCTGCAATATCAGGGTGTAGAATTAAATCCTCCATGCCTCACGCCTCCTATCTGCCTTTCTTGATTCTATCTGCCTTTGTTTCTGTTGCCTCGCTTTGAAGAAATTTCTTTATTCCCTCTCTGCAATACTGTCCTGTGTACGGATTCGGACACGCTCGCTCGCCAGCTTCATGTGCAATCGCATCATCATAAATACAGTACGCGCATTTCTTGAATGCCCCTCTCAATATTGCACTTGCTATCGCATCATCGCTTGCACTGTTAAGCATTTCCCTTACTGTCATAGCTCCCTGTACCTCCTGTTCTGAATAAATCACACGCCATCATAAAGCCTGCGATGAATCCCTGCTTTTCTCTGCTATCTCCATACTGGACCATACTGTCCCATATATCGCCCTGCAATTTCATAAGGCTGTTATCTGCTTTGCTGCATATATTTCTAAACTGGCGAATCGCCTCCTGCTCCTCTCCGCTTTCTGCGCTCTCCATGCGCTCATCGACATATGCCTGATACAGTAAATCAATCGTTCTCACTTTCCGCCCTCCTGTTCCGTTATCCTAAGTAATCGTACCTTGTGTGCCAGTGGTATTGGTAAAATCCATTGGCAGGGTTAATCCCCTCGTACCGTTCTCGCCATTCTTTCAACATTTCCCGATATGTAAACAGCTCTCCTGTTTCTTTATTCCGGTACAGTTTCGCCGGCTGTTCGCCGGTATTTTCTTTATCCATCCTGCTCGCCTCCCTCTTCCGGTAAATACTCAACTTTAATGTGAGCCGCCATGAAGCAATCAGGTTCTCCGTCAAATTCGTTGCCTGCGGATGAGTTGAGCGTATCTCCTCTTTCCTCGCAGCACTCTCTCGGACTGCAACAGTCTGTATTCTTCCAGAGCTTTCCGTTTTCATCCTCATACACGTACCGTCCCCAATCATCCCTGCCGATATATTTCAGATGCAATGTTTTAATCTTTACAGCAGCCAATTCATAATTGATAACATCAAAATGTCCGAGCGGCTTTTTGTATTCGATATAGCCCCATGCCTGGCAGCCTACTTCCTCAACAAACTTTTTATTGTCGAAGTTCTCAATCTCCAGGACTTCGTTATTTTTTGGCTTCGGGTATCCTCCCGGCATGATTGGACGCTGTGTGCTGTAATACCTGTACCCTGCCGGGGAGATTTTCTTTTCTTTCGCATCAGGGTAATGTGCTATGACATCCTGTTTCGCATCCTCTATTGTTTTGAATGGTCCTGTCCCTGCGGCTCCTTTTCCCTTGTCCTCATCATAAAGAAAATGATTGTGGTATCCATCAACGTCCTGGACTATTGCGATATGATTCACGTATCCATCATCCATATGCAGTGCTGAATGAAACATTGCTACAATATTCGCCATCATTTGTATGTCCTCACTTTCTGCCCTCGTACCCTCCGGGGCGGGTAACTGTTTTATAATTCAAATGCCATTGCTGCATCTTTCTCCGATGCTCCCTGTTCCATGCAGGCGTTGTATCTCATCAACTGCCGTTCCTCTTTAATCTCCCTGATTCTCTTTAAGGTTGGCCAGTCCACCAATGCGCCCACGCAATACGCCTTTTCCATAAGCTCCTCGACTTCGCTGATTCTTTCCTGGACCTCATCCCACTGCTCGTCTGTATATGTGTGTGCCGGTGCCTCCTGCATGTCAATTTCGATGCATTTCAGCTTATCGTGCATCGAATACAGGTTGAAATGTTCGCTCTCGTTTACTCTGTACTTTTTCATCAGCTCTGCTCCTCCTAAAACATAGTATCAAGAATCCTCTGGATAAGTTTTTCGCTTTCCTCAACCAACTGTTTGTTATGTCTGTTGTCCTGCACAGCCTGCTTAAATTCTGCGCTATCCGGATTGTCCGCAAATTCAACAATTTTTCTGGCGGATTCTTCTGTTCTTCTTATCGCCTCCGTCTTGCTATCAATAAGAATAGCTTTTATTGCGCCAGCCTCTTCCAACGTGAGAACTTTCTGTTCAAGTTCTTCGACAGTTCTCTTCTCTGCTTCATAATCTTTCACTGCACTTTCGTACATTTCTTTATATTTTGCTGCCTCTGCCGCCGAACTTTCGGCTCTCTGTTTCATGCTGCATCCGAAATCATTTTCAATGTTTCCCTCGGCAATTTCAAAGCATCCCTCAAATGCCATGCTGATATAGCTATCCTCTCCAAGGTCTGTCACGATTTTTTTGATTTTTTCCAACGCTTTCCGTTCCTGCTCTTTGGTTGCTGCCATCTCTATGTCCTCCTGCATTCCGCTCTTGATTTCTTCCACCGCCCTGCTATAATAAAAGGGTAAGGCTTGGCGGTGGCAGGAACCGCCTTACCCTTATTACGGATTGGAAACCCTCTTACTTACCAGGTGTCGGGGTTTCCTTTTTTAATACCTCAATTTTCTTTCGTATGATGCCTGCGGCATCTTCTCCGGTCTTTGCTTTCAGCTCCACGTTTTCTGCTAATGTTTCTAAAAATAAAATCAACTCTGTCTGTGTCATTTCAAATTCCTCCATGTACTCTTAACCTCCTGCCTTGGTTTATTCCAACTCGTTTTATTGAGTTGTTGACATTATAATAACACGTAGGTTAGTAGTGTCAATATGCTTATTTACAATTTTTGAAAAAGTTTTTGAGGTACAAATGAACATAAATATATTTATATATCTGTATCTTTATCTGTTTCTGTATCTGTATCGGGTTTTTTCGGTTCAGAAAATAACCGTTCGGTAATTCGGTTTTTATTTTAGAAATGAATCATCAGAAAATCCTTATTTTATGCGGCTTTCAAGGATTGTAAGAAAATAACCGTTCGGTTTTTCGGTTTTCTGTACTGGTGGTACAAATTTTGAAGTCCAGGTTTGAACCTGGTACAAACTCAAAAAATAAACCGAAATTTTCCGAACGCATAAAAAAATAACCGTTCGGTATCGGTCGGTTACCAAACGATTATTTTATCAACTCAATATTTTGTGGATAATGTGAATAACTATGGGGATAACTCTGTTATTGTATCTGCTCAATATCTCCATTATCGAGATAAACTATAAAATCCTGGAGGACTGTTCCACTGAACATCAGGTTAGCATCGTGCTCCTCTCCCTTTACATACTCATGGACCGTAACGAACAGGTTTCCGCTAAGATACTGTATCTTCGTTGTTGTATTATTATAAAAATTCACAATGCAGTGAATCTCATCATCGTTCGTAAATTTCCATTGGTAGTAATCTTTTGCGTATTCCACCATCTGCACATCCGCAGAAATGGCAGACACTCTCCACTTTCCAGTAACATCATTCCGCACTTTATCCCTGGAAAAGGTTGCATCTATATCGTGACAGCTCTTGTCACTGATTCCGTACATTCCATCCCGGTGTGGTACTTCCTGCGTTTCAGGCTCTTTGGATTCCTCCTGCGTGTCCTCTACCGCCGCAGGCTCTGTTGTTTCTTCCTGCTTTATCAATTCCCCTGTTGTGTAGTTATACGCATCCTTACCGGTTGTAGGATAATACAAATGTCCGTTCTCGCTGTCAGTGATATAAACAACCGTCCAGTTATTATTCAGGTACTGGCATCTGACGATAAGGTTTTGTGCATCTGTGATAAGGTAAGCCTCCATATCGACAACACTTCCGGCTGTCTTGTAATTCCCCCAATAGCAATCAGAAACTTTCTTTACTCCAATCGACTGTAAAGCCGTTTCCAGAGCTTTGACCGCTCCATCCCCATCCGGGCATGATTCAGCCTGTTCTTGCGTTATTTTTGTGAATCCGTCCGGCATTTCTACCGTCGATGTCGGCTCTACTTCGCTGCTTTCGCTTTCCGCTACGCTCTCGGTCTGCGAGGTATCAACATCCGTTGTACCCCCCCCCGAACATCCGTTCAGGGCAAGACCAGTTATGGCAAACGCCAATAATAAAAAATGTCTTTTTCTCATTCCTCTTAGACCTCCTGGCTTTTTCTACAGTCTACCATATATGCATAATATTTTCGAGTATAAAAAAAGAACCCCTCCACCACATTTTGTGTGATAGAGAGGTCCGTTCTCCTTATTTGTCAAGCATTAACAGCGTACAGAATATTCTGACTGTAACGAAAACCATCCTGCGCCAGATTTCAGCTTGCCCCATTTTACGCCATTTACAGTGCGTTCTTCCACTACTGTATATTTGTAATTCTTTTTCAAATATCCCAGTACCTTTGTTCCACTGGTTCCAGGATTGTCCCTGTATCTCAATCCATCAACTGTGATTTTTACCACATAGTTGCATGACGTTCCGGTATTTGCCGATGCCGGATATACCTTGTTTCCGTTGGAATCAAATACGCTATAACCCTTATTTTCGTCAGCACATTTTTTTGCGTTTTCCAGGCTCGTAAATGCACCTTTCTGACTCGCTGCATCAGCCCAGGTTTTACGCACTCTGTACATCTGCTTTGTCTGCGTTCCACCGGAAGTGCTGTTGCCGGTTCCTCCACCATTAAGGATGGATTTTACCATATTTTTGAATGCTACCCATTCAGCATTGTTACTTCCTGCCATCTGTGCCGGGCAATTCTTTCCTGTAACATCCCAGTGACGGAGTACATACTTGTCAACTTCGCCTGCACTGATGCCAAGCATTTTACAGATATACGCGCACAGATATGCGGCGTTCTGTTTAGTCTTTTCGGAAATCTTATAATTTCCGGCGGTACAGCACATCTCAATACCGATACTGTTTGCATTTCTGCAATATGCGTGTTTATATGTCTGCGCTCCACAATGCCATGCTACAGAATTTAACGGTACACTCTGGTAGATTTCCGTATCATCCACAAACAAATGGGCGGATGCATTTCTTCCGGCTCCACCGAAATAGTTTGCATTCGCCCTTGCTGTGTCCTTATTATTTCCTGTGTAATGCATAGTCACGTATGAAGCATCTCTGCTTGACCTGCTGCTGTAATTATCCGGGTTGCATCTCAAATCAGATTTGATTTTAATTCCATTGATAACGGCTGAAAGCCATCCTGTTGTAATCGTCTTTCCCATGATAGATGTTCCTCCTTTTCCAGACGCATATTTGTCATAAAATTTCTGTCCGCATTCGGCTCTTTCTTTTTGTACGGAACTTCCCTGGTTTGCCGGTTTTTCAAAATTAAGCAGTACGGCATTTGATGCCTGGGAAACGCTCGTTGCTGTTTTCAGCACGTTCAGCACAGATTTATAGCTGCTGCTCAATTCCTGTATAAGAAATTCGAGTTGCATTTCCAGGTCACCGATGGAGGCTCCCTTTTCCTGCGCATACTTCTGCAGGTTTTGTTTTCTGCTCCAATACGTCCACTGCGCAATGCCGTATCCTGCTTTGTCATGTACGAAATTCTGATAATCGCCATTGTCTACGGATGTTGTGTATGTGTCGTCTGTATATCCCAGCTTCTTTTCAAAGCTGTTCTGCAAATTCGCAGGTACAAGACCTGATTCTGCATACAGATTTCCCATAAGCCCGGAAACGCCGAAAGCGTTCTTTATCCTGCCGTAGAGGAAATTGTAGATTTTCTCCTCTATGCTGTTTCCTGTAAGAGCCATGATTGCCTCCTATTCTGCGGTACCTTTATCGTCTGCCGGTACTGCGTCCGTTGCCTCGATTGTGATTCCTGAATTTTCTGCAATCTTCATCTGCTTAACTGCCGCCTCAATCAAAATGTCTAGCTGTTCATCAGATATTGAGATATTTTTTTCAATAAGCAGCTTTTTCAGGAACTCTGTTACATACGCTTTTCTGTCCTCGCCTGATTCAGACCATAAGACCTGCTGGGCTTTCAAGACTGCATATTTCGCCCACTGTGCAATCAGCTCCAGTTTGCTTGCACCGATTTTATTCTTCACAAACGGTACAAGGTATCTGGCAATAACCAGTGCTGCAACCATAACCACAAGTTTCACAATTTCAAAGATAATCTCATTCATCTCTGTTATCCTCCATTTCTCTGTTTACCATGCCCGGCACTTCCTGATAGTCGCCGGATTCTTTCTTTGCCTCTGCTTCATCTTCCTTTTGCCATGTCCTATCCTGTCTTTTATCCTTTGTGGTCCTTATCCAACCGCATATTCCGCATTCGCCAATAGTGGCTGCAATAACCGCACAAGCATAGGTTTCAGGAATTGCCGCATAATCTCGGAAGATACATAACATCTGCCAGTTGAACCAGACAAAAAATGCACCCACCAGAATCAAAATCAGGTTCAGGGTGCCAATCTTTTTTATCAGTTCTTTAATCCACCTGACAGGGTGGAAGCCTCGCTTTTTCTCTCTCATGTACGCCTCCTACATTCCAATCTGCGTAAAAATGAAGCCTACCACGATACCGATAACCGCAGTAGCCACATACCCTACGACTTTACGCCACATTTCGCCGTCCCTGTTTTCTAACGATACAAGGCGTTTACTCTGTGTTTCCTGCTCCTTAACCATGCTTTCAACGCTCTGTGCCAGTTTCTCTATGGAAACCGTGAGGGCGTTAATCTGCTTGGTGCTTTCCTCCAGAAGCTCAATACGCTTGTCCTGTCTTTTGTTCTCCTCGTCAAGACGCTTTTTGTACTCCTCGTACTCTGCTCTTGCAATAGGTTCATCTGTCATGGCTACCTCCTTTCTCAACTTTCCAGAATATTGAGATAAGCGACATAAATAATCGGTATATCTTCTTTCTGGAGGCTGTATTCATTCATTACATCTCGAATAGCGGTACAGAAAATGGCATCCGCTGTCTCGTCTTTTCCGGGACAATACGAATGCCATATAAGGTGGTTGTGCAAATTCATCAACCGTTCCTCATTTTCTGGTACCGTCGGGTTCAGATGCAGTTTCTTAGAGGCTTCCTCCAGCCTGTCATAGCTGAAATATTCCTCTAGCTGTGGTAATTTCTTACTCTGCATCTGCTTCCTCCTTGCTGGTAACTACTGCCAGTTCTGCTTCAAGCTCATTGATTTTGTCTCTAAGCTCCTGACGCTGTACCTTTGTTTCTGCGTAATCTTCGTCAGAAAGAGCTCCGTCAGCGTGTTTCAACGCCTTGTAGTCGGTAGCAGCAAGAATCTGTTTCAGTCCGGCAATTTCAGACTGAATCTCCATAGCTCTGTTATCCATAAAGCGGCACCTCCTCTCTTTGCCAATTTTCTATGAAAAGTCTGTCAAACAGACGGTTCATACTGTGAATGGTTCTGCGTGCCTGTTTCTTTTCCATGCAGCCACGCCATGAAGCATACGAACACCGTATATCCTCGAAAGATAATTCTCCGGCTAAAAACTTCCGGTACTGGCGTACCAGCTTTCTCCTCTGCCTTACAACTGCTTTTCTGCAAGGCTTTCTCAAAATCTTTCCGGTGTCCGTCAGATATATTTGTGTTTTCAGGAATGTAAAGCCATGTGACAGCTTTACGATTCTTGTCTTTTTCTCATTCAGTTCAATTTTCAGCTCCGCACATATTCTGCGGATTTCCTGTAAGCAATACTCCAGATACTCTTTGCTCTCATGTATCAAATATCCGTCGTCCATGTATCGTGCGTATTCGTGTATCTGTAATACCTCTTTGATGTAGTGGTCTAATCTGTTCGGGTAGGAAACGGCTATTGTCTGGTTGTCCTCACTTCCAAGACCTAACCCTTTGTGTTCTACGGTATCAGGATTCTCGCCTTTCTTGATTGCCATTTTCAGGTAATGCTCATAGTAAGAATCAATAAACCGGTTCGTGAGCCAGACGATTTTATCATCATCAAAAGCTCTCCTGATAATCTGTTTTGCTATGTCGTGGTCGATATTTCCGAAATAATTTTTGAAGTCAAATAGCAGGACATAGCCATCTGTTCCATGATGTCTATAATGCCTCCGTAAATGAGTAACAAGCCTTTTCATTGCAAAGCTCGTACCCTTTCCTTTCTGGCTGGCTCCGTTATCGTGTATCAGTGACCTTGTGAGAACTGGAACCAGTGCATTGTGATTGAGCGATTTCTGTGGTACTCTCTCTGAAAAATGAACACTCATTATATCCCGGTGCTTTCCTCTTTCGTTCAGACCAAAACAGATAAAGCCTTTGTGTATATCCTCACAATAGGTCAGTTTCTTATTCGTGGCTGCTACATTCGTGAGCCTCCGCAGCATATAACGCTTCACGCTGGCTTTATAGCTGACACCTTTTGCCGCTTCTATGGCGGACTTCGACAAAGCATTTCGGCTGATGACTTTATAATAATCTCCATGTTCCTCCAGCACCCTCTCCCTTTTCGCTTCACGCTTAGCCTTTCGGCGTTGGAATCTTGCCTCTTTCCTTTCTTCGCTAGTCATAATTAAATTTCCACCGCTTTCCGGTAATAACCTATTATTAAAATGGTATCTGGTACGGCAGCCCTATATAAGCAGCTTTGCTGGTAGCCCTAACCGCATAGCATAACAGGCATGAAATACAGGCTCTCTACCAATCCTGTACCATGCAAGCAGCGTCCGCCTGATGTCATCCAGATACTTATTTACAGCCCGGTTTCCCATTGGCTGACGGTATATCCTCTCCTTCCATCCACTTGCACTGATTTCAAAATGCCGTAAACCGACAAAATCTACTTTGTCTCGCTTTAGTGGAATCAGACCGGCACACGATTCGAATTAGACGCATTCCAGTTGTTGGCATTCCCATTGTTGTTCACATTGCACGCATTCGTCGAATTGCCGCTCCTGACAGAAGCCAACCACCAGTTGCACCGACACAGAATTAACAGAGGATAACCCATATATGAACGCACCAGTTATTTACTGATACGGTCATTGTCGCTTTTATTCCATTTGATGATTTTACCTATGAGGTCACTAAGCAAATCTGTAACCTCCCTCATGTTATCATCAGTTGCTCCCTCGCACTCGGCTATAATATCCATGAGCTGGAGCTGTAATTTATTGCAGTACGATAACGCCTTTTCTTGAAGTAATGCTCTCGCTGATAATCTTTCCGGCGTTTGTTCTTTGTTGAGAAATATATCGTTTGAATCCGATATACAATCCCTGATAGCCCTTGCGTAATCTATCGCTGGCTTTCCGTTTATGTATCTCCACCGCTTCGGTACATATCTGTCATTCATCACATATACCGATACTTTGTGTTTTAGCAATACCGCCATGTCAAGCGTATCAAATTGTGTTTCTCGTCGTGTCCTGCGGTAATTGTTGCCGTAGGTAAATTTTGGAGTGCTTTTCTGCTTTTCCTCTCCCATTTATTTTGTTGCTCCTTTCAGAAGATATGGGGACCACAAGGGTCCCCGATTATTAGGATTGTGAGATTGCTGCTTACGCAGTGATACGGAAGCAGACCGGCACACGAGCCGAATAAGACGCAGCCCAGTTGTTGGCAAGCCCATCGCTGTTCACACCGCACGCAAGCGCCGAATGGCCGCTCCCGACAGAAGCCAACCACCAGTCGCACCGACTACCGCCGTTACCGGCTCCTTTTATTCTGCTAAGGTATGTATTGGCAAAAATAGGGTACTGTACCGCCTGTCCCTCAGACCAGCCCGGTGTTCCCCATACGATAGCACCGAATACCTCGTATTCAAGCGGAACCCATAAAGCACCTAAATCCTGCCAGCCCCAGCTTGTGGAATCCGTCAAGGCTCCGGCACTTGAATAACGCTGCTCAAGCAACATTCTCTTGTGTGCAATCTGGTTCTTTACCTTATCAGGAAGATAGCCGTAGAGCGTTTCATCAAGCCACTTTTTCAGGTTGCTTACCATGTACGGATATGGAGATGTTGAATCTCCGTTGTTATTATTGGTCGTGTTCCACTGGATTGTTTCTGTGAAACAGTCCTTACTGATGAAGTCGATATGATGTCCTACCGCCTGGTCCGTTGTATTGTAGTAGGTGTCGATACCGGCTACCTGCATATTCACAACCTCTTTATTCATAGTTACCGGAATGTAGTCGCCTACATAGATACCCTCGTAGTTTGCAGCTTTGATTCTTGCACGAATCCACGCCCATTCATCAGAGTATTTTGCAATCTCTGACGCAAATACGGTCACAAGGTTTCTGCCCTTGTAAATCCTGTTATCCTGCTGGTGCAGAATCAGATTGTCGTTTCTGGCTGTTTCATCCTTGATAGGTCTGGAAACGCCGCCTGTTTCAATTATTGAAATTTCACTTGCCATTTTATAAATCCTCCTTTGGTTTTATTATGCAAATGACAGCGACAATGTTTCGCCGCTGACGCTTGCCATGTCGTTACGGATTGTCAATTTTCCGTTATCAAAATCCGCTGGCAATGCGGAAATGATACTCTCGCTGTCTGAATCGTACACAAAGTTAATCAGAGAACGAAGCAACGCTCTGTTTGAGAGCGTGTTCTGAAAATTCTGAATATCTGCCGCCGTCACATTGTCGGCATGGTTTGTGTCTGTTGGTTCGATAAGTTCTACCGAATCCTTAAATTCAGGTGTGCTTGTCTTGTAGGTTTTCATGCTTTACGCCTCCTTTCTGCCTGTTAGAAAACATCATCAAGGGTGTAGGTCATCTCAATGTCGCCGTCCTTACCCTTTTCCGTGAATGTTTTAATGCAGACAATATCTCCGGCAGAATCGTATAAGCCTATCTCGCTGATATACTCTCCTGCAAGCTCTGATTCCGACAGCGTACACTCGTATCTACAAGTGGTGTCGTTTATAAAGCTGTAACCGTCGATAGTCTTACGGAAAAGCTCATGGTTGAGCTTTGTCTGATTCTCGCTTGGTGCTATGACATTACCGGAGCTGTCAACGCCGCCGGAGCCAAAAACCATACCGACAATTTTAGGAAGCGTGATAGCCCCTGCCCTTGCCTGTAACAGCTTTTTTCTCGCTGTTTTTGTGATAATCACATTCTTTGCCATGCTTTAGATAGCCTCCTTTCGATTTATTGAATTCATCAACCTTGAACCGTCCATTTTGAGTGAACCGTCAAAGTATGCCAAATTCCGTCGTTGTGTAACTGTCGCATTTCCGAACTCCTCCGGTACCTGTACGGATGTCTTGATTCTTCCTGTTGTCTTAATCTCTTGTCTGGAGTAATTCATCAGGTTTTTACCATTCATCAGGATTGAGCCGTCAAAATACAATGACCGCCAGAAATCAATGCGGAATCCGGCGGTCATTTTCTCGGTATTCATTTGTTCTGATAATGCAACTTTCGCAGTCACGGCAACAACCGCAAGTATAGCGGTCTGCTCTGTCTTGAACTCTCCCTCCCGGTACATGATACCAAGCCGTAGGTCATATTCTCTCTCTGCATTCATCAGGTGTGAGCCGTCCATGATTTCTGAACCGTCAAATAATCTGGTTCTCCAGAACGGAATCCTTACTGCTATCCGGATATTCTTCAGGAGCATTTTTTCAAGTTTCCTGTTGTCTATCTCGAATGAGGAATAGTCATTTACAATGTATGTCGTGTGTGACTGCTTTAACTTTGCAAGCATTTCATGTGCTGCTTTAGAATCCAGCGTACCCTCTCCGGTAAAATATGCCTTGAAGATGTTCGGGTGCGTTGGCTGGAAATTATAAATACCTGAATCGTGACAGTCGGCAACAAATACATCAAAGCCAGTTGCATTTTTCAGGTATGTTTCCATTCGATACGGTGTCATAGGGGCTTTATAATCTCGCTTCTGGTAAATAAGCTGTCGCCGTTCCTCGTATGAGAGGTTCGGTCTTACCGGAAGCCCCCACTTGATTTCGTGGTACATAAGCCCCCATGTGGCAGTTTCAGGAAACATCTGGTATTGAAGTTCCTCTGCCAGCTTCCTTGCGTCGTCGTATTCAAGTCCCATGACCTGATACAACCATTTTCCAACATAGGAATTGTCATAGAATCCCGGTGTTACATAACTCAACATTCTTTTGGCACTTTCACTCGTAGGAAACTGTTCTAAATCGAATTTTTCTCCGTCCATAACTGCCTCCTATTCTGTAAATACCATGTTGCCTGTTTCTGGGTATTCTTCCTGTGCAAGTTTAATATTTGTGGTGCCGCCATTCATTGTGAATGTGGCAAAATCCTTTACTCCGCTTATCTCGGACAGCAAAGGTCGAACATCATTGTATCTAAGTAAGCTGTCATTCTTTGCCTTGTCATAGACCAATGCAACAGCCGCCTTGAAGTCTTTCTTTACCTGTTCTAAGTCCGTAGTGCCGTCAAGCGACAATCCGGTGCATTCGTAGGTAATCTTTACCGTCGTAGCCGCTACGCAGCTTAATTTCGCACACGCAGTAGGTAATAGCCTTGCTGCTCTGTCGTCTGGAGATACAATGTAGTTGTAAACATCTTTTATCAGCGTTTCATTTGCTGGCTGACCGTTTCTGTCTACCAGAACCAGTTTTACCGTTCCCGGACCGTCAGCGGCAGATACCACAATACAATCTCCGGCACCGGCTTCTTTTGCCCAGCGTACATAATCGCTGTCATTTCCAAGATAGGTCATGCTGTTTGCGTATTCGGCGGCTATTCTGTCGTAGTAGTCGTCGTTGCTCTCTGTTTCTGTGCCGCCTGTGACCGCTTCGTCATTGATAACCTCTGATACGGCTTTATCAGGTTTTGCCATGATACAGATTGTTTTTGCAGCCACATTTGACTGCGTACCGGATTCTACTGCGGTAACGGCTACCATAACCGTTCCCTCCTCGCTTATCGTACAATCTTCGTCTGTTGCAAATTCAAGCGACGGAGAACTGTCTGTTGCCGGTGTGCAAAATACCGTACCGGCTAAAATCTCCGCTCCGGCTGTTCCGGTTATTCTGATATGCCCGGAGGCGTGCTGTGCTTCCTGTCTCGGAAGGTGTACCTGCTGACCATGCAAATCCAGCCAGTCGTCCCATGCGTACTGTGGAAACGCAATCATCAAAGCTCTTGCCATGTGGTAATTGATGAACTCTGATTTTTCGATAGCCGCTGGCATAGTAAAATCATAAGGGAACCCTCCCGGCATATCGTCTATGTCGTCTGGAAGATTCGCCATCATTCTTTCGTGTATCTCTGCCTCTGTGCTGCCCTGCATAAAATCAGGCTGTATAAATTCAGGTTGTGCCATGTCTACCACCTCCTCAAATGCTTATCCTGAATAATTTATCCCACTCAATACCCTTTACCAAAAAGGTACAGTGCATTTCGTCGGCGTTCCATGTGAAACTAAAATCTGTGACATATTCTGTTCGTGGATTGACTTTCAAGGCTTCTGTGAGTGTCCTTTCAACCATTGATTCAACAACTTTCTGATTGTCGGCAGCTAAAGCCTCCTCCAGCTCCGTTCCTATGTCATTTGTATAGGCAAGGCAGGAATACCGCTCCGTCTGTGCAATCTTAAAGCACCAAATCATAAAGCCCTCCTCGCCTGAACATTCCACCATTCTGTACGCTCCGTCCCTGACAAAATCGCCCTTTTCAGCGTCCCATTTTGCAGTCCGCTTGTACTTGATGTCGTATTCCGAACTTTCTTCTATGAAATCAGGAACTTCCACGATTTGTAGTGATGTATTCGCCATGCCTGTCTCCTTTCTATGAGCTTACGATAACATCAATAATGACCGCCTCATTCTGAACCCACGCCACAAGCACTCTATCCCCGGCTTTTACGACCGGCGGTGCTACCGTATGGCTGTGGCTTCCGGTATTTACCTTTGGCGTCTGGTTTTCGTGTCCTGAATGACCGCCGCCGGATATGGTAAAGCTCAATCCTCCAACATGGCGGCATATTGAATACTCGCCCTTTGGGATTGATACCGGAAATGTATTTGTTGTCAGGCTACCATTCGCCTGTATTTCTCCAAAATCTAAAGCAAGAGGGGTTTCCCCCTCTCGTTTCATTCTATCGCATAAGACATTCGCCAGCTTATTTGTACCGGCGTTCTCGTCAAACGACTGTGTATCTGCCATTGTCTACGCCTCCTTAATCAAAAGTGCCGTCATCAACCCAGCCATATACATTGCTGGAACTGTCAGTGTGTATCAGGTGCCATGGGTGGGCTTTGCCTGAACCATTTGCAATCGTTATCTTTGCTTTACCGGCTCTTGCATTGTAGCCCTTTGAGCCAGAATAGCTGCTGACATAATGAGTACCGCCATGAAAATTGACAATATCTCCGACTTTATATTCTTTCTTCGATTCTGTCTGATTCTCTTTGACGGTTTCCGTCTTTGCAAGCTCCAGCTCCATTGTCATACTAGAGGTTTCGCATTCGTGCCGGATTCCATTCACATAATAATAATTGTCTGAAACTCCAGCCATGACATAGACTAAATCCCCTTTCCTGATATATGGCACATCTGGAGCTGATAATGTGATTTGCTCGTCTGGAGAGCCTTTGTCGTCAAGAATCTCCTGTGCGGCTGTCTTTGCGTCATCTAAGGATTCGTCAGAACCTCTGGTGTAAATTCTCTGCCTGATACCATATTTTGTCAGACCGTTCAATGTGGCTTCTACACTTGACTGCCCCTCGTCATCAGCTTTACCTATAACTCGCACTCTGGTTACAAGCTCCGCTGTACTGATTGAGTGGCTGACGGATTTTGTATTGTCCGTCTTGAACACATAAACATCTGTATTGCTTCCACGCTCCACCACATCTGCATATCCTTTCGTTGACCGTATGATATAGGTACCGGCTCCCTTTTTCTTTGCGTCGTCCAGAACATCAAGAATGATGTCCGAACCGTAGGAACTGTTGTATTTGAGCTTTCCATGTGACACATTCGGTCCTGAATATCCGTTTGTCGGAATCTCGTAATCGTCAAACAAGCCTGTTATAATCGACTGTGTTCCGGTTCCTGATGAATAAAACCTGTTATCCTGTGACTTCTGTAAATCATAGAGCTTGTCATAATTCGTACATTTCAGGTCGTCGCTGCTATTCTGCAATGTCGGATTCCATTCGGCTACATATCCTCTGGCTACTTCGTCGTCGTGTACGCCGTCGGTCGCAAATATGCCAACAAGGCACCCCGGCTTTATCAGTGATGATAATTTGCCAACGGATGTCTTGTCGTTTCGGACTGTGAATGAGCTTCTGACAGCAATCTCATTTTTGTTTTCTTCCCACCCCAGCCCATGAATGTACTCTTTGATATTGTACTGGTTGCCGCTTTCATCAATAACGGCGGCTCGGTAGGAAATCTTTGATAAATCTATCATGCAATCCCTCCCTTATGCCGCCGGTATCGTGATTGTCGTTCCCGGATAAATCCAGTGTCCATGGTCGGAACCACTCTTGCGGTGTTTCTTCGCCGCCTCCTCGATAATTGAGGAATTAGTGTCATATATCTTAGTCCACTTCGTACCGCTTCCCAGCTTCTTTGAAGCGATTCCCCAAAGCGTGTCGCCGCTCACAATCGTGTAACTGCTTCCTGAACTCTGGCTGTTGTCGTTTCGTGGTGCTGTCTTTTTCACAAATGCAGCAATTTTCAGCTCATTTGTGGTGTAAATCTTCAAATCCTTTGCCTGTGCAAACGATATGGAGTATTTCACATTGCCGTATGCACCGTAAATCTCCGGCTGGAATGAAGAAATTGTGACATCAAGGTTAATCCATGAACCTGTCACAATCAGGTTGAGCCTCGAGCCGTTTTCCTGCCATTCTCTAAGCTGCGCCACGCAAGCGTTAGGTAGCTGATAATAGGCTTTGTTTACGACGCTTTCATTTCTCTTGGAGTATCCGAAAAATTCTCCACTCCATTTAATTTCTGAAACATCAGTACCCTTTGGCACCTTTACGGTGCCTTTGGATATGATGTCGAATGACTGATATTTCGCCCCCAGCGTTCCGCTTATGCTTTCAGGATTCGCCGGGAATGTAAAGGTCTTTCCTGTGCTTACATCTCTAAGCCTTATGATAATTTCCTGTGCCATGCCCTACGCCTCCTTTGCTGTTGGCATATTCGAAAATACCTGTTCCAGTCTGTCAGCAATTTCTCCTCCCAGTTCATCAGCCATTGACTTCATGTTCTTTCGGATAATTGCCATGATGCTTGCCTCATCCATTTTTCCGGTGCCTGAATCCGAAATATTGAACTGCGGTGACATCTGGATATTAAGGTTTATATTTGTCTTTCCGGTTTCCACTGTGCTCGAACTGCTCAAAGGTTCATCTGCGGTATCTGAATCGCTTTCTGTACCCTCTGTGAATCCGTTATAGCCTGTGGCTCCGTTTCTAATCGCTTCGGCTAACAAATTATCATTGAGAGATAAAAAGTCCGAAATGGAGCTGTAAGCAAACATTTCTGTTGCTGTACTTCCGATGGTTGTACTTCCACTTCCTCCACCTAAAGGTGCTGCCTCTCCGATGATGTTACCATTCGCATTTGCCTGTACTCCGAGAATGTCCCCAACCTCTTTGTACAGTTCCAGCGCTCTGTTTCTTCTGCCGGGAACTAAAGGTATGATTGCCTCCGGTCCCTCTTCTCCAACCCATGACAACTGCTTGTCATTTACATAACCGCCGCTTGCATTAGCCGATACAGTAAGTGTTGTACTTCCACTTCCTCCACCGCCTATCGTGAACGTCTTTGTCTGATTCACAAGTGAATAGTCCAGGGTTACGCTTACCGGCATTGTTGTAGAAACGCCTGCGCCAAACGCACTGTTTACGGAACTATCCGTATTTGATTTCAGTGCATCTACCGCACTGTTAATCTGTGCCATATCAGCATTTGTAATAGCACTGCTGATTCCACTTCCAACAGCCGCACCTACACCGGAGTAATCCGCATCCTGGAAAGCTGTTGCCGCATCGGTTCCAGATTTCGTTCCAAGCTCCGCAAATGCTGTTGAGAATGCTGACGTATCAGTATTCAAAATCGAATCACTCATTTTCGTGCTTAATGTTGTGCCAATACTAGAAAAATCTGCGCTCTCGAAAGAGCTGTTCATCGCTTCTTTGTATTGCTCTACTATGGATTCGTATGCCTCATTGGAAATTGGACCGTACTCTGCCATGACTTCCTCCATCGTTGGGATGGATTCTTTCAGACTTTGCACGATTTCCTCTTTAGCTGTCGGTGCCATATTTTCTGCTGTTGCCACCAACTCCTGATAGATATTTTCAAAAGCTGATGTGTCTATTGTCATATCATCAAGTCCAAGCCATCCCATCATATCCTCCTGGGTCCAGCTTGATATATCCGGTTTTTCTGATAATGCAGTCTGTAAAGCAGCGTTCAATTTTTCAGAAACGCTACCCTCCATATCCGGCATAATACCGGCAAGCTCATCATTCCAAGCCTCTGCTATCGTATCCAGATTGAAACTTGATACTCTCACCTCCATATCGTTGATGTTTGCGTAATATCCATCGGTAGCCTGCTGTACAGCCGCATCGTACTGCTCCTGCGTGATAGCTCCCTCGGATAACTGCAAATTAAGGTTTGTGAGGGTTACTGTAAGCGCATTATCATAAGTTTCTTTGAAAGAACTTACCTGTGCCTGCAACTCCTCCTGCAACTGATTGAATGAATCAATATCAAGACTTGCACCATTTCCGTACTTGATTTTCAAGGTCTGGAACGATGCATCCTCCTGCGCTTTTGATACTTTCTCTGTAATTTCTGTAATCTGTTCTTGCAGATTTGTGATTTCTTTCGATTCATCCAGCGTGATAACTCCATCTTCCAGAGCAATGTTCACTGTATCACTCAATTTTCCCGATAGTTCTTCTATCTGGGATTTCATGTTGTTATACATACTGTCAAGCCCCTCTGTGCTGCCCTCGCCGTTTGTAAGCAATTCTAGGGCAACTGTAGCCTCGTAATGGCTGTTTTCGATGTAGTCCTGCGCCGACTTCACAAAATTATCAATGGATGTTTTGTAATCATCCACATCCGTTTCGGATAACTGCATACCCAGACCAACTTTCCAGTTTTCCTTTTTCATCGTGGAAACAGAACTCTCCAAAGATGATAAGGATTCTTTTGCGCTCTCCGTTGCCTCATTGAACTTTGTAATTCCATCGCCCATATCAGCAAACGTGATTTTGTTCGCAAGGTCTTTAATTTCACTAAGCGATAACTTTATGTTACCGAAAGCCTCTTTTCCGACCTTTGCAACATCCTCCTGGATGTATGATGCAAGCTGTTCTGCGGTTACGGAACTGTCATTCATTGCATCGTTCAAATCATCATTCGCAAATCTTACTTTGTCGATTGATAATCCAGTGGCATCGAATACCTTTTGAGCTTTTTCAGCTTCTTTCTGCATCTCCTCCACATTGTCCTGATACTCTTTCTTGACCTTGTTTCCCTTTATCCAACCTGCAATGCCTCCAACTCCTGCGCCTACCAAGGCACCTACCGCAGTACCAAGACCAGGAATAATGCTACCGATTGCCGCGCCTGCGGCTGCTCCGGCTGCAACTCCCCCTGCTTTCCATGCGGCGGATTCTCCATAAGCTGACTTTTCGGCTTTATCATCGGATTTCAATGCTTTGTACGCATCAATTCCTGCACTTACAAGTGTTGCTCCTGCGGCTACCCCTCCGGCTGTACCGGCTGTTCCTGCCGCAATCAATCCTGCACCGGTAGTGGCTCCAGAACCGAGTGTGTTTCCAATCATACCCATCGTTACGCCAAGTCCTTTTAGACCGGTTCCCTTTGCGGCTGAACCTATGATTGAACTTCCAATACTTCCGGCCAGTGATGTTCCGGTGGCTGCATCTTTACCGAAAATTGCTTTTCCTACGCTGAAAGCACCTTTGCCAAGGCTCGCAACTGGACCTGCGATTTTGGCAAGCATAATTGCAGAAAAAATGGAGGATAAATCTGCCGATTCTCCCCCTGGAAGTAACTTTCCTGCGCTCTTTACCATATTTCCGAAGCCCTCAAACAGTTTGCTTGCTATCGCATCTGTATCGAACCCCTCTGCAAATCCTTTCGCAAACGAAGCCCCAACGCTCGCACCCTCATTCAAAGTGTCCGAAACATCCACTCCAAGAAGTGTTAATATTCCGAGCTTTAATCCGGTTCCGATGCTGGTTCCCATATCGCCTGCAATATCTGCGATTTTCTGCTTTCCGGTGCTGTGCCACCATTCGCTGAACGGTTCTGCGATGAAATCATCCCAAGCAAGTTTCACTTTTCCGAAGAAATCCGCATTTTTCCACTCATCCGACTGTGATAATTCTTTGAATTTCCTCTTCATTCGGTCCACTTTGCTGTCTACCCAGTCCATCATCTCATTAAGTCCCTGCTCAACTTCCGGCATCTGCTCCGTCAGCCAATCCGCAATGCCTCTCACATAAGGAGATAATCTTTCTCCGAATGAGATTTTTACTCCATCCATAGCTGATTGCAGCAATGTGATTGAACCCTCTAAGTTATCCAGCATAGTGTCAGACATTTTAGATGCGGCTCCATCTGCATTGTTGATAGATTCAGCCAGTTTGTTGTAATCGGATTCTGTCGCATTGATAATTGCCAGCATACCAGACATAGCCTCTTTACCGAAAATGGTACTTGCGGCTGCTGTCTTTTCGGTTTCAGATAATCCTCCCAGGCTTGAACGTAAATTATCAAGAACGCCTTTCAGCGTTTTCATATTTCCGTTGCTATCCGTAAGGCTGATTCCGTATTTCTTCATGGCGGTTGCCATCTTATCTGTTGGTGCCGCCATATTCGCCAACGCTGTTTTTAAGGATGTACCAGCCATCGAACCCTTTACGCTTGCATTTGCCATCAGTCCCAGGGCAAGAGATGTGTCCTCAACGCTGTACTTCATCGCTCCTGCGATTGGTGCAACATATTTGAAAGATTCTCCCATCATGGAAACATTGGTATTTGCACTCGCCGCCGACTGTGCCAATACATCTGAAAAATGCGCCGCATCGCTGGCTTTCAAACCAAACGCTGTGAGCGCATCTGTTACAATATCACTGGTTGTTCCTAAATCCTCCCCGGATGCAGCTGCCAGGTTCAGGATTCCCTCGATACCATCAAGCATCTGCTGTGAATCCCATCCGGCCATAGCCATATAATTAAATGCCTCTGCACTCTGCGTGGCGGTAAATTTTGTGGTCGCTCCCATCTCCTTTGCCTTGGCTGTTAATTTATCGAATTCACTGCCGGTTGCCCCGCTTACTGCTTTGACCTGTGACATAGCGGCCTCGAAGTCCTTATATGTATCAATCGTATCTTTCAATCCGATACTGACACCGAGAACCGCCCCCACTTGCAAGATTGGATTTTTTAGGAGGTTTATTACGCCTCGTATCGGTGCGGTGGCAAGGTCTACTGCTTTCATTGTCACGCTCCAGGTCTTTCTTCCAAAACTGGTAAGACCACCCTTGATTGTTGACAATATTGGTGAAATCTTATCTTTCGCCTCCAACAGCACCGAATACTTTTCTTTCGCCCATGATAACAAACTTTTCTGTGTTTTCTGTGCCGACCGGTCAAACTTTGTAACCTCATCATTTGCCTTTTTCGCAGATGTGCTCATTTGGTCGGTAGAGCTTTTCACTTTGTCGGCTGCATCCTTGACTTTGTTCATGTTCTTTTCAACACTCGATGTACCAGGACCAGTGTTATCATCGACTTCGATAGGTATCTCAATTCGTATTGTTTCCGCCGTCCTCCTCTCCTCCTTTCGTGCTTTCTAAATAAATCCGCATGGACGCAAGCATAAACGCCTGTACTCCATGCGGTTTTTTATAAAATTCATCCGGTGTAATTCCTGTCCGTTGGAATATGTGATGCAACAGACAAGTCTTTCCTCCGGCTTTAATTAGTTTTTTGCTACTTCCTCGATATTCTCCTCGAATCCGCTAAGAGAATCGATGCACTCAATAATCTTGTCTTTCTCTCCGGCTTTCAGGCAGTATTCGATAACATCCAGACCATTCATAATCTGGAGGTCTTTTGCTCTAAGGCTTTCCCATACCTTTTTGTTATCCCAGAGCTTTTCGCGGTCTGCTTCAACCGTCGCTGTATAAATCAGTGCATCTCTGAATTTGACAGTGTTCGTTTCCTCCGGTAATTTCATACCGAACTGTTTGTTTCTCACGTACTTGGTGTGTTTCTTCTTGCACTTGTTGTATTCCTCTTCGGATAACGGTCTGATTTCAAATGCGAAAAGCACCTTTCCATTTCTGGCAATTTCGATGCGCTGTGTATCATCTTTCGCATAATCAGCCGCACTGATAAGTCCCTGGATGAAATCATCCTCATTCATTCTGATGAGGGTTTTGTTCTCCTCTTCGGTTGTTTCCACTTCCGTAACTGCCATGTTCTCCTGCTCCTCATTTACAATCTGTACACTTGCTTTTTTTGTTGTATCTGCCATATCGTTTTTTCCTCCATCTTTCAAAAAATATTGTTAAAATTAAATGGAGGATGCCATCTCGGCACCCTCCGGTGAATCGCACTGTATTTCTTAACCCAGTGCAAGTAAGTTCTGTAATTTCGGTGGTCTGTTGACCGCAAAGTTCCATGCTCTCTTGATAACATCCCCGACGGTAATGTTCTGTAAATCAACCTGTCCACTCGGAATGCACTCACGATACACCATTCTTTCCTCGGTGCCGTTTCTTCCCTTGAGCACGCCCTGGAAATCCCATACAGGCATTGTCTGTGATTCCATAGCCTCGACAAGCTCCTGGATGAAAGCATCATCCTCAACCACAACCTGGGACATTGTAAGGGCAACCTTAAATGTGTTTGCGGTTTCAAGCTCCTGCGCATTTCCTAAAACGGAATATGCGGCATTGTTATAAGTTACATTAGCTGTGAAGCTGTCTACGGTAGCCAGCAACACGCCGTCAGCGTTGTAAATCGCTCCATCTTTACCGGTTCTCGCAAAACGAGAATCTCCGGCTGCTCTTGTGTTAATCATCTTCCGTTACCTCCTTATGCATTTGTGCTGAACTGGAATCTATAAGACAGGTAGATGTGTTCCATAGAATCCTTGTCAACAACGTCAATATCAAACCAAGCACTGTCCCCATCAGCCACATTTACTGCGCTTTCGGAAACGGTAATCGCTGTCAGTTTTCCCTCGGCAATCATATTGTCACCGATTGCCTGTAACTGGCTTACTACAGTGCTTCGACCATCCTTGTCATTGTCTACCTTTCCGACAAGTGCATCTGCCGCCGCATTCATTCTGCGGATAAGCTCGAATCTGGTCTTTACTCTTCTGATTTTCTTCCAACCATCATCCTGATTGTCAGCCGGTGTAATAAGAGTGTTGATAGCATTATCAATCCACACCTGTTTTGCGCTGCTGTAGCTGAGTACGATGCAGCCTTTCTTTTCTGCAGCAATCATCTGTGTATTTGTGAGGCGTTCCAGGATTTCACTGAATCCACTCACAACAGTATGTGTAAGGGAAGAATTTGAAGCGCAAGCTCCAATCATTCCTGCCAAACGTGCCGCCGTCTGGTATCCGTCAATCTCCTTGCCCTGCTCATTCACATAAGCATTGAGAACATAGTTCATTTTTTCATCATTGAATGATGCCGCATGGCTCATTCTGGTTTCCAGGTCAACAGTATGCTTTTCTGCTACAACTCCCTGTGTCAGGGAACCTACACCGAAAATACGTTTCATGAATGACTGCATCAGGATATGTACTGCTGTTTCCTCCGTATCAACACAGATTGTATTGAACTCGTAAGGCTCGACAGCTACAAATCCGTTTGAGTAATCCTCATTCGTAACCTGCGGGTCGGTTCCCGGAGTAAAGGCGTTCTGTGATACATTCATCACGATTGCCTGGTCTTTTCCAGACTGTACCTCTGCTTTGAATTTCTTCGTTGCTGCAAATGCATCTGCAAGTGCTTTTGCTTCTCCTGCGCCTGCGGTAAATTCGACTTTCTCAAATTCTGTCACACCGGCATAGATGATACACTCTTTCAGGGTGCTGTCTGTCAGCTTTTCCCTTACCGTTACGGTAAAGGCTTTCTTTCCCGGATATGCTGCTGTGATTTTTACTGCCGCCTGTCCCTCTGCTGTGTTCAGAGTGGCAGTTGCCGATGTTCCTCCATTACCAACTCGGCAAGCAATAATTGTCTGCGCTCCGCCGTTGATTGCCTCCTGGATGGCATCTGTTGTGCCTCCATTACCGAAAGTGTTTGCAAATCCATCATCGGGATTTAATTCAACCGCAGTATTTAACGGTCCAAAATCGGAACGAAAAAGGACAGCCGTAACACCGCTTACAGTGCCACTCTGCTGTCCTGTCCCTTTCTTCTGAATATTGAAATATGCTCCCGGTCTGACTTTTGTTTCTCCTAAGACATAAGTTCCAGCCATATCTTATTTGACCTCCTTTTTCATGAATGCGTCCACAAGCTCTTTGGCTTTAGACACTGTACACGTTGTTACTCCTGCGACTTTTAATGCCGCAACAACACATTCTCTTTGGACTTTGAAAATGTTTCCTGCCCCGTCTGCAAGTTCCTCGATTGTGTACTCGGATTCTGCCGGAGCTTTTGGCTCTTCTGCCTGTACCGGTGCAGTATCTTCGACAGCATCGGTTTTCTGTTCCTCCACTGCATCTGCTGTGGATTCTGCTTTTGTTCTTGGCATCTTCATACCTCCTAAAAATAATTTTGCGTGGTTCTATTAAGCTGATGTGGTTTTGCTTTGTATCGCAATAAACCATATCTGCCTGTTACAAAAATCTGACCGTCTTTCAGGTAATCAGATTTATTGTCCATCTGTAATTTGCGGATAAACATTGGTGAGTAATCCAGCATTGTGACTTCTCCGTCTAGTGACATCGCATTTGTGATAGCGGCTGCCATTTTCAGCCTCATATCAGTGTCCGGGCATAAAATATGGATGGCAAGTTTACCATCCATCCAAACAACCGTATTCGTTTCCTCTACTTTTTCCATGCTATTGAGCCTGCAATATATAACAGGCGTTTCTCTTGAAGCCTCTGTAATTTCCTCCATACGGTCAAGCCCTACCACGATGCACTCTGGATACAGTTCTTTTACGAACTTATTCATTGCCATTACCGGGTCCGGGTCGGTTGTTTCCTGGCTTGTATATTCCAGGATGTCAAACCTCACATCGCTACCGATAATAAGGTCTGTTTTGCTTTCTGCCAGTTCAAATGCGTCCGTCCGGTTCCATGCGAATGCATACAGCTTTCCATCTTCGGAATGGAGCAACACATCTTTCAGACAATCCCGAACCAGCGGTTCAAGCATTTCCGGTGTTATATCTTCCTCTGTCGCATCCTCTGTGTTCTGGCATAGCAACGATACAGACAATGTTCCCGCGCTCTTCCGCTCCTCATCCGCCTGCATATCATAGTTATATACAAGCCTCGGATAATGAACATCTGTACCCCAGTTCTGGTTATCCTTTGGAGCCTCCGGGCTGAATATCGCCGGGTAATCTCCAAACTTGGCAAGGAATTTTGTTAATCCCTCACGCTCTGTAAATCTTTTTTGAATCAGTTCTTCCAGTTTCATTCCTGCCCTCCATTCTCGACAGGCTCCTCCTCATGCGTTATGCCGTACTCATATACTTCGGACATATCCACAGACCATCGGATTTCCCATTGCCCTGCGGCTGCCTCTGATGCCAGGATAAAAAAATGATTCGTCACATTCCCAATGCCCGGATGAAACTGCACCGCAATTTCATTTCCGTTCACTCCTGTAACGAATCCACTCTTTCCTGCATCCCATGAGGAATGCTTTGCATATATGAGATTGCCTTTCGCTATGGCGGATGTGTCGAACTGCTTCACTGGCTTTTCTGTAATCAGTTCCATCTCTTCGCCTCCTATCAGCTATCTTCGCTGAAAATACTTTCTATTTCCGGCAGTGCCTTTTCTTTGATTTTTTCCACATACGGTCTTGCCGCCATTTTGCTTGTACCGTTTTCCAAATACCCTGCATACGGAACCTGGCTTTCGATGTATGCCGTATATTTTGCTCCACCACTTCCAGATGAACCACCATCAACGCCTTTGGCCCACTGTAATCGCAATGCACCTGTTCTTCTTGCCGGTGGTTCTCCGGGTGATGATGCCTGATAGGTACGTTTTGAATGCGGCTTGCGGTATCTCTTTCCGCCTCTCTGTCCTTTCAGCACTTCCAGCTCTGCATTTCTCAATGCATTATTTACTCTGGCTGCCTTTGACCGGACTTTCTGATTGATGTGCTTTACCTCTTTTTCGACTGCCTCTCTTACTCCATCAGGAGCCTGTTCTGGTGTCATTTTTTATATCATCCCTTTCCTCGACATAATACAGGGTGGAAATTCCAAGACCTCCTGTATCATCTACTGCAACAACATAAAAAACACGATTTCCCAGCACTAATTTATCAGTTTTCTTCGCTAAAGGTGTTCCTCTCTGCACAATCGTATGTGTAACGGTATGGTCCTCGGTAGACTTATTTTTCGCAGTTTCTGTGGTTGCATCTGCAAGGCATCCATACAGAGTTTTTATGCCGTCCCCTTTATGGTCATTCACTACTCGCCCGGTGGATGTCACTTTCTGCCGGTTATTTTCAATCACAAATTCTTTGAAAAGGTTGCCAGGTCTTAAATACATCATGTTTGCATTTATCATCCCTGCCTCGTCCTTTCATTCTCCTGCATACCGGTAAAGAAATACGGTGGTTTCTTGCCTGCGTTTCCTGCAAATGCCGGAACGGAAATATTTTCGGCTTTGACTTCTTTCTTCAATGCCTCGTATGCCTCTTTCCAGGTTTCCGCCCTTTCGTGTAGGCTCAAAGATAATGGTCCTGTCTTTGTATCCACCTCATACGAAAAACGCCGGTAGATACTCTCTACCAGCATCAGCTTTGCTTTCTTCCATGACTTCGGGTACATTTCAATGGCAGCATTGATTTCCTCATCCGTTACCGCACAAGTATTTTCGGCTCCCTGTACCATCGTATCGCCAAGCTCAAAACGCATACGGCTCATCGTGTTTCCTTTAAGGTCTGCCGGGTTGTAACTGTAAGTTCCTGTTGCCATATTCACGCACCGCCTTTACTTTTTCTCCGTATCTTTGTCTGTGTCTTTCGCACTACCCTTTGTAGGCTTCTTACCGCCTGTGGCTGCCTTTTTCTCGCCGCCTGTGCTTAATTCAACGGCTCTGGATTTTGCCGCCGCTTTTACCGCTTCTCTGCTCTCTGTGGCATGAATCGTAATAAGAATGTTTTCATCCTCAATTCCTGCAATTTCTTTGACAGCATCCTCTTCCGGCATCTGCATAACCTCAAATACTTTCACAACTCCTGAAAGCACAAGTGATACCTCCATTTCTCTGCCATCTTCTGCCTTTACCGGGATTGTTACCTGCTCGATAACCACTTTTTCCTCCGGTTTCTTATCAGCCGGTGGTGCTACTTCCTCTGTAAGCTCTCCAATAAAGCCGGATGTTTTTAATGCTCTTACTCTTTCAGGGCGGATTGCCCCATCAGGGATTGCATCCCCAGGGGCATAATCAACACCACTGATACGAAGAGCTTTTGTACAAACATAGCTCATCGCTGTACCTCCTTACTGTTTACACACACGCAGACAGGTAGCAAGCCAGGTCATCGGAGGTTTTCTTCATATCCGTAGACATTAAGCCCTCGATGAACTCTGAATGAGTACCACCCTCGCCCTCGAACTGGTCTGTTGCCATGTAGTTTCCGTTGCCGAGCATATCCCATGTAAAGATATATCCTGCGGACGGCTCATCAATAGCCGGTGCATTTGTTGTGTATGTAAGTAATGCTCCATCAGATTCGCATACAAACTTCATATCGTCCGGCTGTCCCTCTTCTGCGGCATTGTATGTTGCCTCCAGGACCTTTACTTCCTCAAATCCAAGTACCTGTGCAAGTACCTGTTCATTTACGATTGCCGGATTTGCCGTACCGCCTGTGTACTTCACACGCTCCAGGATGTCCGGGTGATTCTTTAATGCTGTGAATGAATCATAGCCGAGGCTTAACTTATTCGGCATACGTCTGCCTGCCAGCTTGATTTCTCTCTTTCTTGCATCGAAGAAATTAACCGGGTCGAAATTCGCATCATTGAATTTCAGGAACCGGCTGCCGCTCGGTGCACCAGATGAAATACCAGTGAACTCATTCGCCCAAACTCCTGTCTTGAAAAAGCTCTCTGCGAATAAAATATCAAGGTGAAGCAACTGCTGTTCTGATACAAAACGTACCTTGCTACGTCTTGGGTCGATGGATGCCGGTACTCCTGCACGCTGATAGTTTATGGCTCCAATCTGGTCTACGCCTACGATAATCTGGTCTACAACGCATTTGTAGCTGTTATCAGTGTGTCCCATCTTTGCCGGTGATACTTTACCGAAAGCCGGCTTTCTCGCAACATTATCTCTTGCAAGGTCGCCTTTCAGAAATTCATAATAAAATCCGGTAGAAAAATCCACCGGACAAATCGGAAAAATACTGGTTGCAACATGGTCTTTCGGGTCAGCAAAATAAGCCATGCTCATGTTTGTTAAATAGCGGTTAGGTTTCCATCCCTTATTGATTCTCGCAAGAATCGCCGCATTTCCGTTTACTTCTCTTGTGTTACCCATCGTTTATAGTCCTCCTCTTTCTTACTCTTTCGGTTTGTAGCCAGCCTTAATAAGCTGAACCTTTACCACGCTACCTGCTTCTGTTGCTGCACTAAGGGCAACTGCTGTAATAAATTTACCTGCCGCCGCTTTTACTGCCTTTCCCTCTGCATTGGTTGTAAGCTCATCTCCAACCGCAACTGCCTCTCCGGCAATCCACTTTCCGATGTCCTTTACCTGGATGTCTACATCATCACCGGCCTTTACTTTCTCATCATTCGTAAACAGTGATAAGCCGATAACATTTGCACCGGCTGTCGGCTTTTCAGCCTTACCATTCTTGATTGCCAGGGCAATTCCCTGTGCGCCCTCAATGTCTTTTCCAGCCTCTAACACGATAGTCGGGCTTTCATTGATGCTTGTGCCAAAATAATCTGCCATGTCTTACTCCTCCTTTTCACATTCTGCTGCAAGTTCCGGGTCATTCTGGAATACTTCATCAAGTGCCTGCGCCTTTGTCACATTCTTTGATTTCATAATCTCTGCCGCCTGGGTTTCTGCCTTTAACCATGCTGCGCCATCTGTTGTGCCAGCTCCACCGGATTTACCGATTTCAGTAAAAGCACCGGACTTCTCAACGGCTGCAACCGCTCCATCGAGTACAGCAATCATATCTGTATATGCTGTGCCTCCTGCGGCTTTCAGACTTTTGAGTACCGGTACAAGCTCTTCTTTCTTCTTTCCGATGATTTCATACTTTTTGGCAACGTCCTCAAGCTCACGCTCCTCTGTTGCCTCTCTGAACTTCTTTAAGTTCTCAAGTTCCGCTCTTACTGCCGGATGCATACCCTTGTAGATATCTTCTCCGCCATCTGTTCCCTGCGCCGGTGTATTGGATTTACCGACCTCTGTTGCCGGTATTCCCTCCGGATTCTGCGCCAGTGGAGTTACGCCCTCTGCTCCTGCGGCTACCTCCTCTTCGCCGTAACGCTTCTCAATGGACTGTAAGAAAGCCAGTTCTGCAGGTGTAAGTTTGCTCTTGTCAATTTTCATTTCTTCTGCTCCTTTCGCATCGTTCTGATTTTTGTTCTGGTCCTTTTTCTTTGGTTCTCCGGTTCCAGGCTCATCCTGCGCCTTTTCTGCTTTTTCGATGGTATCATCCAATCTCTTGCGGATGGATTTCATCATCGCCAGGTCTGATGCCGTAACCTCCTCTTTCTTCACAATGTTGGTTGCCTTACCACTGGACCACTGCGAGATTGCATCTTTTGTAAACTCGCAAAACTCGTCAAGGCTTTCCTGCATTGCTGTTGCTGCACTGGTTCCATCCATTTCCTCATCATTCAGAATGGAACACAGAGAAGATTGGAGGGCGTAACAGATATCCCAGATTTCATCTGCGATTTTTCGGTTTTTTACTTCGGCAATTCTTTCTCCGAAGCTCTCCGAACTCTTCTGAATATCATCTATCACGCTTTCCAGCTCCGATGTATCCGGTTCACTTCCTGCGGCTTTTGTAATCGCCGTAATCAGGCGTTTCCAGATATTCGGTTTCTTCTCTGCACCCTCATCATGTGGCGGCTCCACACCGTCCTTGCTCTTAAACAATCGGATGTGTGCCTCTGGATTGGCTCCATCGTCCACAAAATCAACTTTTGTGATTTTGAGGTTTTTCAATTTTGTTGCCATCGCTCTGCTCCTTTCTTAAAAATTCTTTATAATGCAAGAAAAGCACCCTCCCGGATGCCTCCCTGTATTACCGCTATTATTTTTCATCAAAATATTTTCTCGTGACTGTGCTTAGGGATATTAACAGCACCCCAACAGCCACACCGAAAAGGAAAATCCCTATTCCTGCAAGTATTGTCATTCTTCCTCAACCTCCACTCGCTCTGCTTCTCCCTCAATGGAGAACATCGGGTATTCGCCGCTTTTGACCTTTTCCCAGACATCCTCATCAAGCACCTTGAAGCCAATCCACCATCCGACAGGCAACGTGCCCTCCGGGATTCCCATTGCTTTCATTTTCTCCTCGGTAAATACCACCGATTCGATAAGGACTGCGGCTCCGCCTCTTTCGTGCATCTCTCCGCCCTCCCGGTACAGTTCTGCGAACTTGTAAGCAGCACTTTCAAGTTCCTCCGGTTCGATGATGTCCTCCTGGTAATCTTCTATCAATTCCCCATCTGCGGTGATGGATACATTCGCCCATCCAAACGCCAGCATCTTATCATCATCAGATTTTGCAATCTTGAACCGCCCTTTCTGCACTGCCGGTTTCTTCTTTCCGACTCCATCTTCCGTTGATTTCTTTATCAGCTCCGAAAACTTCTGCATGATTCCTCGCCTCCTCTACTTTTTATTTTTATCAGGTGTGACCTCTATGTACTCAATAGCGCACGCACATCTCGGATGCGCTGGTGGTGTGAGGTCGGTTGTAACTTTGGTTCCTATTCCCTTGAAAGAAAATTCCTCATCCATGCCAATTTCCACACCCTCCAAAGAACTACACAAAGAGCACACCATATCATCGCCTGATGTGCTCCATCTCTTTATGACCTCGCCTATAAGTTTCTGTTCCTGCGCCTGTCGCACGCTCTCATCAGCTCCCTTGTTGTAAGCGTATGCCATTTCCGTTTGTGCAATATTGTCCGCCCTCTGCCGGTGCTGACGTTC